CACCTCGGTTTTTGCCTTGGCTAATCTAATCGAGGCTTTTAACCGCTCCTGTAATTGGGTTATTCTTTCACTAGCTAATTCTTCTTGGGTTTCTACTCTAGATAAAAGACTCTCGGCAATAGTTAACTCCCTTTCAGTTCCAATCAATACTCTATTAGTTAGCCGAGATTCAATATCCCTCTTACCCCTCAATGATGCACGAATAGACTGTATGTCACTTTTAATTTCTACATGTTCTGCCCTGACTTTATTAATTGCGGTTGGTAACTCTCCTACAACTGGTTTATCTTCCTCAACAATGGGGGATACAGCCTCTTTAACCCCCTCAACTACTGGGGGTTTGGGGATTGCCTCTGGCTTTTTCCCAAGCAAGATAGTGTGTTCCGTTGCTCCTGCCTCGCTTCTTGCTATAGGTTCGGAAATATCTCCCTCTCTAATCAGTCTCGCAAGGACAGCTTTCCCCGATTCAGTAGTAGCGAACATTTTAACTGTGGTAATGCCATTCTTCTGCATTAACCGCAAGGCATCAATGGATAATCTTGTACCTATTCCTTGCCGTTGTATTCCTGCGGGTACTTCAGCCATAAATAATTCACCCCTTGTAGGGGATACTGGTTTATTTGCGAAGGCAGCATTTCTTACATTTCCTATGACCTTCGCCCCCTCTGGGGTAGATATGCGGAAAGAATCTGGCATACCACCTATTCCTAAATCTATTTTGGCTTTAGAAGTTTTAGGCGTAATCGTTTCTAGTTTTGTAACCTCTGGAAGTTTAACCTCCCCCACAGCTTCTACTGGCTCAGGAACTATAAGAGTTTTACCCTCTTCCAAGAATATTTCGTTCTGTTCTATTCTGCGCTGTATCGCTGCTCTCTCTTCGGCTGGGACAGTCAATAAATCACGCCTGAGTTTAGTGATTTCATCCTTTAATATCTCTTCTTCTTGCCGAGTCATGGGGGCTATCTTCTCTTGTCTCTCCTTGCTGGCTTCTATCTGCATCCGGGCATCTTCTTTTTGGACTTGCTGAACCACTTCTTCAACTAGCTTTTTACCTTCAGCAGTCTTAGCCACCTCATCCAGAGCCACCAGTATCGCTTGCTGTTCTGTCAGTCCGTTCTCGATACCTTCAGCCATATCAATGTTAAACTTCGATTTCATATCTGCGGGCATAGTCTGCACTGTTCTATCTATAATCGTAGTGAAAGCAGCCCCGGTTGCCCCCATCCCAGCACCCATCACGCCGCCTAACAACATGGCCAACTTCATATTCTCGTCTAAAACAATAGGGTCGCCAAGAGCTTGCTTCTGAAAGACCTCTTGTAATGCCTCTTCCCCAGCCTCAGTTAGGCCGGTTACAACCACCTTACCACCCACCATCGCCGCTCTCAGAAACGGATTTGCGAGTACCTTAGCAGGAGTAGGCAAGAACGCAGTTGCTAACTGTGCCGCATCCCACCCAGACAACGTCAGGTTTTTAAGGAATACCTCTTGGCCTACTTGGTCGGCTTGCTCCGGTGTCATGCCCCTGGCTAGTGCCTCATCACGAGCACCAGCAGCTTCGAGAACACCTTCCAGCGGCCGTGACAGGGTAGTGGCCCCTATAGCTCCCAGAACAGTAGTCCACAATGCACTAAGTCCTATTGCCCCTGCAACCGCCGACCCACCAGCATAGCCAACTATCATTGCGGGAACCAAGGCTAGAGTGAAGGGCGCATTCCTGGCGATGAACTCAGGCAGGGTACTCCAGAATTGTGGATCGCCAGCTGACTTCCAACTCAATTCAGGCATCTCAGGCGGTGGTGTACCCTCACTCACAGGTTCAGCTAGTTCACTGAAATGCTTACCTAACTCCTCAGCACCTAGCCATTGCATAGCACTGCCCGCTGTCCCTAAAACATCACCCATACCAGCAAGGAATTGAGCTGCCAGTGGATGCTTCTCAGCAAACTCCACCCTCATTTGTTTAGCTTCGGCAGTGATGGGCAGCCCAGCCAGTTTCCGAAATACATCTTCCTGTAATTCTCCGGTAATCTCTGCCTCTCTTAATGCTGCTTCCCTTCTCCATTGGTCAGCAGACAACTTACCTCCCTGCTTTCGGTATTCTTTGAATACTTGAAGGTTAGCTTCCCTTTCTTCTACTGTTTTGGGGATAGGATATGGCGCAGGATATGCTAATTGAGGGCGTATCTGTCCCAGAGGTTCTCCAAACAACTCATCCAAATCTTGAGACGTTATCTCAGGAGCTATCCCGAAGAGAAGCATCTCTGTAGCTGGAGTCCTCCCGATAGTCAGTAAATCTTCAAGGAAGGCTTCTGTATTCTCAGCAGCATACTGTTGTAATGCTGGAAAGTCTTGCTCTATACTACCTGTAGCTGTGGGCAAGAGAGTCGACACTACAGATTGTATCTGTAGCCTTGCTTGCTCGGCTGCCTCTGGTGTCCGGGGGACTAGACCTCTCTCAGTTAGTACAGCCTCGCCACCCAATAAATCCAGTCTTCTCTCTATCTGGGGGAGAACTGCCTCTTCAGCAAAGAACTCATCTATATCAAAGTCAGTAGCACCAAATCCCCTCAAGGTCTGCTCCGTAATAGGAGTCCTGCCCTGAGATACCAAGTCCTGAACCTGTCGGTCTATATCAATAGTAGGCTGAGGTATTGATGGTAACTCCACAGACCCCACATTAAAAGCTCTCTCAGCCTCTCCAATAGACCTGAATAAAGAACCATACCTTCTAAGCCAGGTCTGTTCATCCAGTCTCTTTATTTGGCTCTTTGCCTCATCTAAGAATGGGTTTTTTAGTACCACTACTTACCTCTTATTAGACTTCACCCTGTTTGTATGCCGTGTTACTATCCTAGTATTACCTTTCCCCTTTCCTCCGCCTTTAGATAAGGGCACCTTGTGGTCCACTTCTCTCCCATCTCCCTTACTTAAACCGGCTTCAGCCCTTGCCTTGTTCCGAGAGGCTCTCGCCCTTATCTGCTCGGGTTTCCCATGATAATCTCTGTATTCTTTCTTATAATTCCTTACCACTACTTACCTCTTGTCTTCATCTTAGGGTGAGTAAACCTAATCCCCATAGACTTAAATGCTTGCGAAAACCCATTAGCTAGATTTGTAATTGCATCATGGTTGACCTTACCATTACAGTTATTCTCGTTGACTGCCTCCGCCAATTCGTGCAGAAATGTATTGTGATATTGATCTGGGCTGAAGTCTGTTGAAATACTAACGATAATTCGAGTACAAGAGCATTCCCCGTACCTTTGCCGACTCCGTAATTCTGCATCAGTTGCAGCATCAGTTGCTACTTCAAAGTGGTAGCAACCCAAGTCAAAGCCACCAGATACATCTATTTCGTTCATCATCTCACCCTTGGCCTCTGTGGTAGCCTAATGCGCCTTCTAGCTTGCAGTAACCGTCCCACTATATTAGCCGGGGGATTCAGGCGTTCCCGTATGCGTTTCTTGTGTTCTTCGTAGTTAAAGCGTTCTGCCATCTTTCACCTTTATCAATGGCTCTACCGCTGAACCCATACCAGATGACCCAACGATATATGGCTTACCATCTATACCTTTACAGTCACTCTCAATCAACGACTCAGTTGCTACATAGCCAGCTTTGATTAAGTGTTCCGCAACTTCTTTATATAATCTTGTACCAAGTGGGAATCCATAGCTATCCTTCAGTATTTGCGGAGTGGGTGGCAACTCATTCTCTACATTTATCACCACACTATTATCCTTTTGATATTCAAGTATGGTATCCACCAGATAGACGCTGGAGTTCCAGTCTAAGCCAAAACCGCTCTCGCAGATAAACTCCATCCCTTCCCTTATCTCATCTTGCTTAGCCATTATCTCCGCCTCGGATGCGTAAAAAGCCTCCTGACACCAGACTGTATCTTTACCGCATGGAAACTCAACTTCCCTAATGGGAACCTGGCCTTTGATAACTTCAAGGTTGATTTAACTTTCCTGTGTGGCATTACCCCCCTCCTCTCTTATTCTAGTCTTGTCACAATATTTACAGCCGTCAAAACTGGATAGATGAACACCACCATTGCTATCTATGAAATTAACAATGTGCACCCATTTATGTTTTCGTAGTTTGCAAACCACTCTCATTACTCTCCTCCTTTAATGAACTTTTATCCTGAAGAAATCTGCCCATCTGAACGCCTCACCCACACCAGTATCTATAAACCCAACCCAATAAAAGATACGCAAAAATCCCCAATAATAGTTTCTTATCAATCGTGCAACGAGATGTAATGGTTTGGGGTACATGACAACTGCCGCCATTTCTAACCTCTCATAAGCAACCCCAAGATAAGATGGAACGCCAATCCCTTCTAACATCTCTTCACTAACTAGTTTCCCGCCCCACAAACCCTTCGCTAAATACCAAGGATTATACGAGCAGATACCCGTTACAGGATTATAGGAAGCCTGTCGGTTAATAATATGATTCATTCTCCTCCTTCAGGTGTTCTCTTTGGTGGGTTTACTCGTTCCACAACTGTTCCTGTATATTGATATTCGGGAATTATTCTCGTGAGGACATAGCCATCTTCTACCTTATTCAAATCAGGATGCTCTATAACCATCTCAATAGCATGCGGTCCCCATAAACCATCAGGTGAGAATCCGATAATGTGTATCTTGCCTCCCTCAAAATCCAGCATCTTCAGAAGGCTACCAGAATCTATTACAATAATTGCTGCATTAGTCTTATTCATTAGCCACCTTCCTCGCTAACTGGTGTTCTCTGTAAATCACTGGCTTTCTGTGCTGATGTCGTACCGCCACCAATACCTAACTCTAAGGGCTGAGGTCTCTGCTCCGGAGCAGGTGGTAATTCAGGGGCTTCCCCTGCCATCAACCTATCCAAACTAATCCCCATCGATAGCGATGCCATCTCAGCCTCAAATACCTGGTCGTCATCATCAGACTCAGCCAGTGCCCTTATCACCCGTGTTTGCTTGATAACAGGGAAAAGAAGTTCAGCCTCTTCTATCCGTAGCTGCTGCTCTTCCCCCTCAGGGTCTTCCAACTGCATGATGTCACGCCTCTTTGTCTTCTCTGATATTAAATTACCGGCAGCAGCAGCTACCGAATATCTAGCTGCATCTACCTTCGTATCCTTAATGAAATACTTAAAGGTAATATCATACTCGCCTTCTAATTGGCTGACGTTAAATGACTTCTTATGCCCTCTCGCACCCAGTTCAACGGTACCACCTATTTGCTTAACCTGGTTTATAATCATGTGAGATAGCTGTTGATTGAGTAAACCCCTGACTCCCAACCTCGGTAAGAACACTTGGTCTCTACCCTCACTGATTTGGATTAAAGCAATCGCCGATGGAGGTTGACCCGGCATTATTCCTAAATCAATGCTTGATAAACTCCCTCTTTGTATCCGTGACTCCACAACTCCCATTAGTTGCCCGAAAGCCCTCATCACATCCTGTATGGGCATATTTGCATAACCGCCACCCTTATCGACAGTGGTGATAGACCCTGGTCTGGTTACCTTTTCATAAGTCCCATCTTCCCCAGGGGAAGCACTGCGTCCCTCCTCGGTCGCTTCTTGTAATGCACCCTCCACAGTCCTGAAGTTAATCGTCTTAGCTATACTTGCGAGTTCATTGAGCTCATCCACCAGGTCCCTGAACAGGAAGAAGATTGACTCCCCCTTATGAGCTAAGGCATCTTTGTCAGCTAACATTGACCCAAGAGTTACCGTTTGAATGGCTACAGGCGTGAAACCGAAAGAATGAGGTTGCTCAAATACCTTGATATTATTAACCCATATTTCATTATGAACTGTATCCCATACATCTAATACCTCTATGTCAATCTCCTCACCCTTCCCCTTCAGAGCAGCAGTTAGACCCATAGAATCCTTTACCCAGGCTTCGGCTTCTATCTCTTCTTTAGTTCTCCAGGTTGTATTTGCCCCCCAATCTAACCCCTTTTTTCCTGGAGAATAGGTAACAAATCTCATATCCCAAGGCGTAATGTCTGTATCCAAAACGCCATCAATCATCTGGAATAGACACCGTGCCCCCACTCTTCCCCGAATACAAGACTGCTCATCAAAGAAAGGGTTAATCTGTGGCTCACCCCTTTCTGCCCTTCTTAAACCAACAGCACCAAACGCAGACTCTAGGAAGTCCTCAATAGATGTCGTATCCAGTTTGTCATCGTCAGTCTCTACCACTCTCTGCTCAACTGCAGACCCTAGATTAGATGTGATATTGGCAAAGAACACAGCCGGGTCGTTCATTGTGGAGTTGCGGATGTTGGGCACCGGGGAATGCTCATCCCTGCCCATCATCACGTACTTAACCAGATAGAGAAGGTTCTTATCCGCATCCATACGTGCATGAAGTGCACTTTTTCTAGTTCGCTGTTCCTTTACCTTATCTAAATATGTCGCCATCTATTACTCCTAAGCTAGGCTAAGGGACTTCCACCCCATCATATATAAACTGCCTAGCAATCTCACATAAGGCTACGAATACAGCATCTTTATCCCTTTCTAATTGCCCCAAGTCAGCGTAGGGAACTAAGTCGGGGTGGATACGGGCATCTCTGTCGTATACTTCGCCATACGTCCATCCCATTGTGAGATAAGCCTGCATCCAACTTCCGTGTAATTCCTCTGGCGACTTTGACCTGTATTCCCCACATTGACGTTTTATGACATCAAGAAACTGTAACTTAAAAGCTCCTTCACGCTCCGACCACTGAACAGGCACAATAGGAGCTTTAGATGCAACCGCAGCAATTCTCGCCCCGTTATACACAAACTCTGCTCGCCTTTCGTTGAGGTTATCCATATTCCTCCTATCGTCTTATCTTCCACCACCATCCATCTCCTATGGTGTGAAATCTAACTTTTACTCGTAGAATTAATTTGTTATGTTAACCCCATGATGACGTTGATACCCTTGCTCTTTTGCTTCCTAGTCTTGAGGCTGCTATCGCATAACGCCTTGCATCCATACCGTGACTATACCTATGAGTTGTATCATCAGTTAAGAACTCTCGACCGCTTGTATCGTGCTTTCTGATATATCTGTAGTTCCTCTGCTCTTTAATGCAGTCTACGCTATCCTTAGTCCAGTGCTGGAAGAAGCTGTTGGCTCTCTTAATCCCATACTTAACACTGCCCGGCCCCTTTTCAGTCTCCTCAACAGTAAACCCTTTACGCCTTATCTCTTCCGCACTCTTTGGTTCGTTAGGGTCAGGGTAGATAGGATCAGATAGGGATACTTTAAGCAACATCATCTCTCTGGATATGTCATCGTTAGTCATTGGTGTATCTTTGTAAAACATCTGTTGACTGTAAAGGTTATCACCTACTATAACATTCTTTACCAATACCGTAGGGTCAGCGGCAAACCCAAAGTCTAAACCGTAGAAGTAATCACCACCGGGTAACTTGTCTACCTGCTTGAAGTACGGATACACCAGCCCCTCAATCTTACCAATCAAACCTAAACCGTAGATATTCCACCAGTTAGGGTCTAAGTCTTTATACTTCTCAATGTCCTTTCTCTGTTGGTCTGGGAGCACCTCAATAGCATCCAGGTATGTTGTGTGGATATAAAGATCGTCAGGGTCATCAGCCAGGTTATCCTCATGGAACCAGAACTCACTCTCTGGATTCCAGTCTGCTATTGTTAGTAGCCGGGTCCTCATGTCGGCCTGCCTGAATATGTCGCGGTCTATGTGGTTGGCTTCATTGGCAAATAGTATATCCCTTCGACCACCCTTAACCTTGGACGGCATATCAGCACTAAAGAACTCAATCCACGAGCCTGAGGAGAACTTGTATAGGAAGTCAGTCTTATTAAAACATCTATCATCCCAGTCATCGCCCATGATGTCTTTAAAGTCTAGTATCACACCACGTTTAAGATGAGGCATAGTCTCTGAGATGATTGATATATGTAGTGGGTCAGGGTTACTCTCTGCCAGTAGCTTTAAGAATTGCAGCACACTGTACGTCTTGGATGCCCACGTCCCCCCCTCTAACCATATATGCCTAACACCCTTAAACCAGGCATCGGTTATCTTGCCTAATAGGTTAGTCGCTATCAGGTCTGGTGGGGAGCTGTCTACGCTCACCATTTAATAGCCTCTCAATTACGTCTTTCGTATTGTCCGATAGCACAACGATGTTGTATTGCCGGTTATCTTGAGTTGGGGAACTATCGCCATCTGTATATATTCTATCCATCTTGTTAAGCTCTGAGATGGATTTTACGGGGTCGTGCAGCTTTATCTTGGTAATAACAGTGGGCTTGTCACCATTCTCATCGTACTCAGTCTTACTAGTTATCTCCTGAAGAGCTGCGCTATGAACCGAGTCAAGGCCGATGTTTATCCAAGCACCGTCAGCACCACACTCTACGAAGTCAGTGAGTCTAGCCCGGTGAATCTCAGTGAGTCTCTGCTTTCTTTCAACAACCGTGGAAACCGAGTCACCAATTGCCTGTTGGTTTAAGTTATTAAGTCTTGCTACTACCTTGCTGTCTCCTGCCAAGCGGCAAGCATTCTCATCTATAGTCGATATGGCTGACTTCTCTGAATATCCAGCCTGAACATATGCTTCCCTCTGACTCATACCTTCAAAGAGGTTGCGGGTAAATCTTTCTTGCTTCGGTGTTAGCTCTCTCATAAATACTCCAAACATGGCAGTTTACAAGGCTAGGTTATATAGCATTAGCGAGTTATTGTATGCTTACTGTCTACCAACCCCTGCCTATTATATTGACTGAGATATATATATCATTATAATGGTAAGTAGATTGAACATGGAGGTTAAGGAAATGACACCAGCAGAATTAAAAAATCAAGTAGAGCAAGGTAAAGATCGGTTCTTCTTTACCAGGAAGACAATGCGATTCTTTGGTGACACTATGCGCAATTACGGAGTTAAGGACGCCGGGGAAGTATGGGAATTATACCGTAAACACCCGGTAAATCATGGGCTGTCGAGCAGTGCATACTTTGACAAAAAGACATATCGGCGGGTATTCGCAAAGAGCTAACCCCTTAAATAGAGGAGGAGAGAATGAATAAGATAATTATAGATTCCGAACAGTTAGACGCAACTTTCAGGGATTGTTTGTTTAAGGACAATGAAATAACAAACGGTGAAATACCAGAAGGTGCTATTATCGTGGAGGGTATCGTTAATAAGTTCGGCTTCCACCCTGTAAGACTCACTGATAAGAAGCAAGTAGTTTATGAATGGCTCAATGCACTCCCTCACCAGTTTCACAAAAACAGTGGGGGTGGTTGGTCCTTTCTTAACGCCTGCCAACAAGAAAACGGCATACACTGGACGGGATTTCACCGAAGTATGGAACAGCTTTTTTGCCTTGGTATTGGACTAGGTGCTGTGAAGTGCCAGTTGCCAAGAGAGGTATGGAAGGCTCTCCCAGGCGGTGTTCCTTATTATGTAATTGACATAGCCTAACCACTAAGGAGGTAACATGAATAAAAAGGACTGTTGGAAATGCGGATACATTAAACGCTACAAAATAGTGTGGAGGCTCATATGGTAGAACTACTTGGTACTATACTAATCGGTGGTGGCCTGTTTGCCTTTGGGTTCTGGATCGGTGTTATTGTTATTGTTGGCATACTAAGTAAGGGAGGCTAAAATGGAAGAACTACGTTGTCCGCGCTGTAAGACTAAAACGCTCCGGCACCAGGTTAATCTATCATC